ATCCGCTTTCCGAAGTTGTTGTTCTGAACCCACAGCGAAATCGCTGCGTTGACGTAGCTCCCCGCATACGGCTTGTCGTCTTCCTCGACCAACTGTGTGCGGTCACGATCAATGATCGTTGGGCGCTGACGAGAAGAGCACGACACAAACATGGCGTTCTCATATCCGTCATATGCTTTTTCCACACCGTCACCCAGACAGGTCTTTAGACCCTTTGGGATGTCACCGCTGAAAGCTCTGGTCGCCTCTTTCTTGATAGCCTTTTTCATAGTGGCTATTTGTTCAGCGTCAGCCTCCTTATCCAGCAAAAGGTTCGCTGAATACTTCGCGGTTTGCCCTTCCATATAGGCTTTGGCAGTCCATATTTGGGGGAATGAAAGTCTTACGTTCTTTAAGATTATTGTGCTCATTGGGATTTTTCCTATTGGATTTCACTAAATAAATCGACAGCTTCTGGCTTCACAGCGGGGCGAGGATCGCTATCCGGTGCGAGAGTTGGTCGGCCATCGGGTTTGTGCCAGAGATCGGTAACCTCTCCAGCTTTCGCCTTCCCAAGCAGCTTTTCTGCTTGAGCTGGTGAAACGAGTTTGGAGACATGTGCTTTGTCTCCTAAGATTTGGATCAGCGTCTCTTCTGCTACCTGTTCATCTACCCACTTGCGCTGTGAGCGACCCGATACGAGCTTGTAGTCGGGCAAGATGCCGCCTTCCATCAGTAATTTGTGTGCGTGTTTCTGTACACCCTGCGCCCACCCAATGAGTGCATCCATCTTGGGTAGTAGCTGCCCGATCTCATCAACATTTAAGGTATGAGGTACTTGCACTAAGAGAGGCTCATCCAGATTGTCAAAGCTCGAAAGGGTGAGTTCATAGTTGTGCTTGGCTAACGCACGACAGGTCGCCTTGGCTTTGCAGAAGTGGCAAGCCTTGGGTGAAGGGTTGAACGCTGGGTCAGGAGCAAACACTCTACGTGCTGCCGGCTTAACCTTTTCGTTTGCCCAGCAGTAGAGATCTTTTGCTGCGAGAGAGTAGCTGTCGATGTGGTCGAGCCGTGGCTGCACGATTGTCATCTGCACGGTGTCTACGGGTTCATCGGCATCGTGCATTGCACCCAATGCGTACAGCATCAGTTGCTCATTGCGCTGGGCTGATACCTTAACGCCTTGCCCGTACTTGAGATCGATTACGTGGCATATGCCCTCGTTGATAACGCAGTAGTCTGCCGTTCCGAAACCACCGTCAGCCCAATCCGAATAATCCACCCTCTGTTCAATCGTCCCTTTACCTTCTTGGGAGTTGCAGAAGTCCACATACGTGGCAACGAAGTAGGCCATCAGCTCATCGACAACAAAGCCCTCAACCTCGACCCCCATATATGACTCTGGTGGCTTCTGAGATTTAAGGCACATCTCTGCTAATGCGTGGGCGGCTGTCCCTTCGGCAGCGTAGAACGATTCTTCATCAGGGAATGTAGCTTCTAGTGAAACTGAAGCTGGGCATGTCATCCAGCGGTGTGCTTTGGAAGCACCTAGTTGGGAATGTTTCATCACTTTAGTCCTCTTTTTTGCTAACAATTTATATCTGTGGTTGACAGGTTAGAACACGGGAACTAGTATGTCAACCGATAGTTGTAAATACACAGGAGAGAGTTATGTTGTACGTGAGTGAGTTTTCACCGGAGGTGAAGTCAGCAATCGACAATGTGTTGGTTGGCTCTGGGATAAAGAGTTGCAGCGCTTTAGCGAGACGGTTGGATGTCAGCAAGCAAGCGCTGAGTAAGTGGAGAGCAACGGGGATTGTCCCAGCGCATCGTGCTCTGCAAATGGAACTAATAAGTCAGGGTTCGGTGAGCTGGAAGCAGCTATGCCCCGATATTGTTTCTGATTTTGAACAAAGTAAACGAGAGGAAACAGTCTATGAAACCAGCAGATAAGTTCCGGTACTGGTGCTGGAAGGGACTAGCAAAATGTTGTGAAGGTTGCTCCTACGCATTCGCTTTTATAGGTGGTGTGTTCGAGCGTTTAGAGATAGGAGCACTGGCTAGGACGAGCCGCTATATCAAGTAAACGTAGTACGAGGGCTACATTTATGAACTTTTTAAATGAACACGGACACAGCTTAGTTGAACTAGGCTACGAGATTGTCCCGATAAAGAAGGGGGAAAAGTTTCCTACTTTACGGGGGTGGCAAGATGTCCGTGCCACCAAAACCTGTGTCGATAAGTGGCTGGGTAACGGACACGCTGAAGCGGGTGTCGGAATACTTTGTCGTAATACTGTCGCTGTAGATATCGATTGTTTAAACGCCAAGATTAACTATGACCTACTGCACTGGCTTAAAGAGAACGTAGCCGAATCGCCTGTGAGGGCGGGGCAAAAGCCTAAGTGCATTGCAGTGTTCAGAGTTGAGGATGGCTTCAAGAAAATTAAATCCGCTGAGTATGAGGACGCTGACGGTCGCAAACACGCTGTCGAGGTTCTTGCTGATGGGCAGCAGTTCGTTGCGTTCGGCATCCACCCCAAGACTCAGAAGCCATACAACTGGGTGAAGGGATCTCTACTCAATACTCCCCAAGATAAGCTGCCCACGATTACGCAACAGCAAGCTGAGAAGTTTGTCGAATACTTTGAGCAGCTTGCCGGCCAGCAAGATGGTTGGGTCAAGGTGTCTGCCCGTAGCAAGTCACCGGATCAAGAGCTGCACGACCTGTTGACGTTTAAACCACGTATCGACATATCAAATGAAGATGTACGCAACTTAATCATGTCGAGAGATCCAGACTGCCACCACGATGATTGGATAAAGGTGGGTATGGGTCTGCACCATCAGTTCGATGGTGAGGATGAGGGCTGGCATCTCTGGGATGAGTGGAGCAGTGGCGGTAGTAAGTATAGAGAGGGTGAGTGCGAGAGACGCTACGCAACCTTCGAGGCGAAGGGCAGAGTCCCGATAACCCTAGCCAGCGTTAAGGCTATGGAGCGCGAAGAGATATCAGAAGAGCACAAAGAAGAGCTGCTGCCGATGATGCTGCGCGAGTGGGCGTTTGTTCAGGTTGAAGGTTCAGCGCGGGTAGTGCGCGAGAATCTCACCAAGGATCAGATCGTGCTGTACAAGGATCAGGATCTAAAGAAGGAGCACATGAACTGTCGCGTGTTGAGTGACGGTGAGAAGCCCAAGCTGGTTAACCTTGTCGATCTATGGCTTGAACATCCAGAGCGTAGAACCTATGCGGCTGGTCTTACCTTCGCGCCTGATATGGAAACCCTGAACCGCTATAACCTCTGGCGAGGCTGGTCGGTGGAAGGCTGTGAGGGCAACGTAGACCCTTGGCTGGACTATGTGCTCAACGTGGTTGCTGATGGCAATCAAGTACACGCCAACTACATCATCGCGTGGGCTGCTCAGATCATCCAGAAGCCCATGACTAAGGTCGGTGTGGGTCTGGTGCTTCGAGGTCGGAAGGGTACAGGTAAGACCAAGTTCGGTGAGCTGCTGGGCGGCTTGTTTCACGCCCACCACAAGATCGTGTCTCGCAGTGAGCACGTTACCGGAAACTTTAACCGCCACCTAGAAGATACGCTGCTGCTGCAAGCAGATGAGGCGTACTGGGCTGGGGCAAAAGCCTCTGAGGGTGCGTTAAAGGACATCCTAACTAACCCCAAGATCACCATTGAGCGTAAGGGGGTGGACGCATACACCGCCCCTAACTACACACGGATCTTGTTCACATCGAACGAGGACTACGTTGTGCCGGCTACACTGGATGAGCGTAGGTTTGCCGTGTTCGATGTATCAACGTGCCGGCAGCAGGACAGCAAGTATTTCTCTGCGCTTGATAGCTGGTATGAAAACGAGGGTGGGGCTGCAGCACTAATCCATTACCTCCGATCTTTCGATGGGACGAAGATAAACCTTCGGTTAGTCCCGCAGACAGATGCCCTCACAGATCAGAAGTTAGAGGCTCTCGACACCGTGAACCAGTGGCTGTTCAACGCGCTGATGAACGGAGAGTTCCGTGAGCACAGGGTGCTGGGTGAGGCTGTGGAGTTTGGCACTTGCGTAGCGAAGGCTGAACTTTACGAGATCTACGTGTCGAGCGTTAAAGCTAATAAGTTTGAAGTACCCGTTAAGGAGAACATCTTCTGGAAAACGCTCAAGCACTACGGTGACCTATTCGCTGATGCAGGACAGAAAGGTTCAGCGCGTACCCGCATGGTGAAGATCAACAAGGTAGAGGCTGGACGCTTTGCGTTTGAGGCCGTTAACAATCTAAACAATATCCAATGGGTGACCATGAACACTGCTGGCGCACCCGATGATCCATTTGACCCAGATAACTGGGATGAGGAGTAAGTCATGGGAAAAGGTAGCAAAGCTAGACCAATAAGCTGTACGGCTGCGGAGTTCTGGGATAACTGGGATCGAATCTTTGAGCAGGAAGAGCCGTTCCTCAGAGAAAAGCCGCACTGCCTATCGTGCGGTTTGATTGATGAGTCTGAGGTTGTGAAGGAGGTCTGTACAGACTATGAGCCTTATGGCGATACAACAGTGCCAAGGACGGAAACCTATGTCACCTGTGAGCGGTGTGGCAGTGGCGTAGAATACAACTACTAGTTGTGGATATAACCTGAAATGATAAAATGTAATAGTGAGGTGTTTTATGAACAGTAATTGTGACAAACCAGCCTTCGCAATAGCCGTATTTGCTGGCTATATCTTATTGATGTCACTAGTCCATTGGATTGAAGCAGGGCTGTGAACATAAGAGAGCTGCATACCAAGTGTGTGCAGTGGCAATTCCATGAGCTTGCTGATGGCGTACTGGAGATAGCTGATTCGGCTATCTACGGTGGCGCTCCTCTCCACGATGCTCAAGACGCGCTAGAGACGCTCAACAACGATCTCGATGATCTCATTGAGGAAGCCACGACTACTCCGACTGCGGAGGATCTGGCTTGTAAGTTTGGAGCTTTTGAGTGCCTAGACTGCGACTAAATTTCCCCCTCCACTAAAGGTTTCCCTCGACCTTGTTACACCAGACTAGTCCACTGGTAGTGGAAACGGACTACTAACCTATGATTGAACCAATGTCAGCTATAGCCACGGCCACTGCCGCCTACAATACCGTCAAACGTATGGTATCGATGGGGCAGGATATCGAATCCACTCTGGGTCAGATGGGCAAGTGGTATAGCGCTGTATCGGATCTAAATGAAGCTGAACGTCAGACCAAGAACCCACCAATATTCAAGAAACTTATCGCAAGCCAGAGCGTTGAAGCAGAGGCGATGCAAGTTTACGCAGCAAAGAAGAAAGCCCAAGCACAAGAAAAGGAGTTGAGGACGCTCTTGCTCTATGCCTACGGAGAGCATGGTTATTCTGAGCTTGTGGAGCTGCGTAGAGACATCAGGAACAAGCGTGAGAAGACTATCTATGCTCAAGCTAGAGCGCGTAAGAAGCTCTTCTGGGACGCTGTAATGACCCTAGCGATCATCACAATGGGCGCTGGAATATACAAAATCTACGCTGGGATCTTCTCAGCCGCACAAGTAATCACCTAATTCCCCTCAAGCATTTGCCCCACTTCGGTGGGGTTTTTTTTGCATTTAATATACAACTAACGGTTGTAAGTACACTTCAGATTGACTATAATCATGCTTCACTAACGAGATAGGTAAGGGGAAACAGGATGACTAAACTATATAAAAGAGAGTGCGGCAGATGTCACGGCAACGGTCACTTGTACCAGCACATAGGTGTATTTCACGGTGTCTGCTTCAAGTGTAACGGTAAGGGCTATGTCGCTGTTAAGACGCACCCAGACATACTTGATGCACGTAAAGCCAAGGCTGATGCGAGGCGTGCCAATCAGCGTGAACTAAATCGTCAGGCTTATATCAGACGTAACTTCTGGCGCAATATCGCTAAAGGTATCCGCAAGGCTGTCTGGGAAGCAGAGCGTCAGGCCGAACACGATGCTGCTGAGTCTATCTCAGCGGGTAAGCAGCTCATCACTGGCACAATCATCAGCACCAAGCTCGTTGACGGCTTTGGCTACAACCAGAGAGTTCTGAAGATGGTAGTTAAGGACGACCGTGGCTTTAAGCTGTACGGCACAGTGCCGCAAGTAATCATCGATGAGGCTGTGAAGCGTCCACACTCACTAGGCGCACAGGCTTGGGACTACGAGGTTCTGAAAGGCCAGCGCGTTACATTCTCTGCCACTGTCCAAGCGTCCGATGACGATGACAAGTTCGGCTTCTTTAAACGTCCAACCAAGGCTGCGATTGCAGCCTAATAGGAGAATAACTATGAGACTAACAATGAAGAAAGTGAATGAGGCTATCCAAGCAATAGAAGCTGGCTGGGAGCTTGTGAAGGGCAACGGCTACTTCTACTGGTCGCACGACACCGACATGAGCTACCTCGACATGGAGAGTATCGGTGTGTACCAGCTCAACTTCTTAACTCTGGACGAGTGGATCGAAGAATTTAAGAACCGCAGACCCGCTTTCGGGACGCTGGCTTGGTATGACTACGAGCGTGAGCAGAAGAAGCAGTAACCTATTTCCCCCTAGCAGTCCTTTGCCCCACTTCGGTGGGGTTTTTTTATGTCTCAGCCTCATAGCCTCAATGCCTAATAAGCATTAGCAGCACACAACCCAGTAGGTACAATCGCGCCTCAATTAACTTGTTAGCCTTTAAGGAGTAGTGGTCGTGTTGTTTTGGTGTGGTTATGTTTTATCGATGTTAGTGCTGATAGCAGTGGAGGATGTGAGGGGTACTCACAGGATGCACAGGTTGCTCACAGGATAAACGAGATTAACCTGTGAGCTGTATCCCCCGTGGTTAGTGGCCTAGAACGAAACTCACAGGATGCACAGGTTATTTTTAACTTTATAAGAGAAATAAAATATATAGCTAAAAAACCCGTAAAAGCCCCTAAAAATCCCCCAACCGAATTTGTCCAAATTAACCTGTGCATCCTGTGAGTTTTGCTCAAACCCTTGTGGCTACTGGGCTGCAGCTCACAGGTTAGGTCGTTCTAACCCGTGAGTAACCTGTGAGCCTGTGAGTGTGCGTCATCGCCTTACCGTCAACCGTCAGAGTCAACTTGATAGAGGATACTCAACATGTTGTGGTATTGCCTGTATAATCGCCTGATTCATCACCTAACTGGAGATTTATATCTTGGCAAACACAAAGGTCATTGATTACGAAAAGCTCTATAACCTAGCAAGGATGGGCTTATCAGAGGAGCAGATCGCTACCTCACTTGGTATATCACGCTCGACAATCTCTAGGCGCAAACGTGAAGACGATACATTTGCCACCACACTAAAGAGCGGAAAGCAGGAGGGGATCACCCTCGTAACCAATCAGCTATTCAACTCAGCCACAGATCCTGACAAACCTAACACCTCAGCAGCTATCTTCTTCCTCAAGAATAGGGCTGGCTGGCGAGACCGGCAGGAGGTGGACGCAAACCTCAACGCTAACGTGGCTATCGACCACGACATCGATGCAGCCCTGCAGTCTCTGAGGGATGCCGGCATCGATCCTAAAGACCTATGACCGCTCCGATGCCGCATAGGATAAAACCTCAATGAAATCAATAACTTACGAGCTTCTGAGGCTGTGAGGGTACGAACAATAGAACCGCTTCGCAAAATCGGGACTCCGCACCCACCGGCTACGGGCGGGTATATCGAGATAAATACTGAGGGCTTTGTGTGACAAAAACAGTTCGCAAAAAAGACGGTCTGTCTCTGAGTGAAGACCAGAAAAATAAGGCGGCAAAAATAGCAGAGGCCGTGCGTTTGGTGAAGATACACAAGGCGCAGAACCGTCTGAGCTATTTTGAGCCATACAATTGGCAAAAGGAATTCTACAAGGCTGGTAAGACAAACAAGCAGCGCATGTTGATGGCCGCAAACCGTGTAGGCAAAACGGCTTCGCAAGCGGCAGAGGTTGCATACCACCTCACAGGCTTATACCCAGATTGGTGGGAGGGTATCCGGTTCAACAGGCCGACCAAGATCTGGTGTCTGGGTGTATCCGGTGAGCAGTTGAGGGACGTAATCGTTAAAGAGCTTTGCGGTAACTACTTAGGAGACGGCAAATTTGACGGCTCTGGCCTCATACCTCAAAGGCTCATATTCCAAGTCACACCAGCTATGGGTACGCCACGGCTACCCAGAGATGTGGCGATACGCCATGAGAAGGGGAACACAAGTTTAGTCAGTTTTAAGAGTTACACGCAGGGTCAGCACGTACTGATGGGTAGCTCTCAAGACTATATATGGATTGATGAAGAGCCGACCGACACAGCGATCTACCCCCAGTGCCTGACGCGAACCGCGACAGGTAACGATGGGAAGGGTGGTTTCCTTGTCGGTACGTTAACGCCAGAAAACGGTATGACCGAACTGGTCAGCCAGTTTATGGATCACCCAGCGAAGGGTCAGTTTCTACAGAATGTTACTTGGGATGACGCGCCTCACTTAAATGAGGACACCAAGGCGCAGTTGTTAGAGGCGATACCGGAGTACCAGCGCGATATGCGCTCAAAGGGTATCCCCGTACTAGGTGAGGGGATGATATTCCCCATAGCTGAAGAGGCTATTAAGTGCGACCCGTTCGAGATCCCTGCCCACTATAAGAAGTTGGCTGGCGTGGACTTCGGAATATCACACCCGACTACGTGTGTGTGGACTGCGTACAACCCCGACAACGACACGATCTACGTGTATGACGTTTATAAGAAAGAGGGTGAAGTGCCGGCAGTTCACTCCACAGCGATAAAGGGTCGGGGCAAAGACATCCCAGTTATCTATCCACACGATGGAGATAACACAGAGAAGGGCAGCGGTCGGACACTCGCAGAGATGTACCTCGAAGCGGGGGTGCTGATGATCGGGAAGTTCACAAACCCCGATGGGACAAATTATGTAGAGCCAGCGCTCATGGAGATGCTGGAGCGGTTCAGAACTGGGCGACTAAAAGTGTTCAGCAATCTCACACCGTGGTTTGAAGAGTTCCGCAGATATCACCGTAAGAAAGGAAAAATTCATAAGGAGTTCGATGACCTCATGGATGCAACACGGTATGCGGCTATTAGTGTCACAAGGTTCGGACAGAACCGTGTGGAACGCGAACAAATGACTAACGGTAGATCAGGGTACACATCACATGAATATAGCTTCTGAAATAAACGAAGACGAGTTACTGGCATCACTAGAGAAGAACATCGATGCAGCAGACTCATATGCGAACAGCGAAATAGGTAAGCAGCGAGACAAAGGCCACAGGTACTACTACGGCCAACCGCTGGGTAATGAGCGCACTGGTCGATCTCAACATGTGAGCATGGATGTCTTTGACGCAACTGAGTCGGTGAAGAGCCTACTTATGGAATCCTTTACGGCTGACCGCAACATCTGCAGATTCGACCCTCAAACCGCAGAAGATTTTATGCCAGCAAAGATGGCAACTGCACTGACGAATTTTATCTTCTACCGTGAGAACAAGGGGACAAAGGTTCTCCACGATGTGATCCACGATGCGCTAGTAGCGAAAACAGGGATAGTGAAGCGGTACTTCAAAACAGATTACCAGTACGAAGAAGAAACCTTTGAAGGTTTAGATGAGGCCAGCTTCTCCGTACTCGCGTCCGACCCCGCTATCACGATCACCGAATATGACGAGCAAGCTCAAGCGCAGCAGATGCAAGATCCTCAAACTGGCGAGGTCGTGGAGATATCTCAACCCATGTACAGCGGTGAGCTTTTGCGGAAGATCGACAAGAGCAAAGTCTGTGTTGAGGTCATACCGCCCGAAGATTTCCTCGTAACGCCACGCGCCACTGATGAAGAGGACGCAGATTTTTGTTCGCACCGCACAACCAGAACGCGAGGTGAGCTGCTCAGTGAAGGGTTCGATGACGAGGTGGTCGCCAAGTTAGATGAAGACAGAGACTTGCACGATGACGGTTCTCTGGGGCGGGACTCCGTTGATAGCTATCGACACGATGAGTACGAGGACACCGACAACGACCGCGAGTATGTAACGGTCTACGAGTCCTACATTAAGAAGTACCGTGAAGACTTGCGGAAGTGCGTATTCCTGAAGGTGCTTCACAGCCGCAGAGTCTTACTGGATGTCGAGATTGTCAGTGAGAAACCGTTCCGGTACTTCACACCTTTCCCCATACCTCACCGATTCCACGGGATGAGCTTGGCCGATGTTCTGTTCGATATACAGAAAACTCAGTCGAGCCTGAAACGTGGTGTGGTTGATCACACGTTCATGACTAACACATCACGATTCGTTGCGAATTTATCGTTAGTGAAAAATCCCAGAGACCTGCTTGATAACAAGGTGGGGGCGATTATCGATGTCAACTCCCCTAATCCTGAGAACGTGGTGCGTCCTATGCCGATGCCCAACCTCTCAGGCACGGTGTTCCAAGCTATGGAGTCCCTTGAAGCTGAGAAGGAAGCCCGTAGCGGTATGTCGCGTATGGCGCGAGGTATGGACAGCACCGTTGTCAGCAAACAGAACTCTAGCGACCTAATCACGCAGTTCATGAACGCCAGTAACCGCAGAATCATGGTTATGGCGCGAAACTTTGCTGAAAACTTCCTCAAACCTCTAATGCACGATGTTTATAGGTTAGCGGTAGAGAACGAAGACCAAGAGAAGCTGGTGCAGTTGGACGGTCAGTTTGTGCCTGTGAATCCACAGTTTCTTGGTGACCGCACAGAGATGTCGGTTGCAGTAGCGCTGACACCGGAAGAGCAAATGCAAGAAGCGCAGATGCTGCTAAGTCTAGACCAGCAGTTCACCATGAACCCGAACGATCCAAACATGGGCGGGTTGTACGGAGCACCGCAGCGCCACGCGATGCTCAGTCGAGCCTTTGAGCTTATGAACGTGAAGTCGAGCGCTATGTACCTGTTTGATCCCTCCAGCCAAGAGTACGCGCAGATGCAGGAGCAGATGTCGCAGCAGCAACAGGCGGCTGACCTATTGGCGCAGCAGCAAGCAGAGTTCAATGCCGACATGACACACAGGCAAGTGTCTGTGCTGGAAGGGCAGCTAGAGCTTGATGTGCTGAAAGAGCAGAACCGCATGGTTGAAGATCTACAGAAGCAAGAGCACAAGGAAGAAGAGAACGACAGTCGTCTATTAATGGATGTTGAGAAGCAGAACCACGACATGGAAATGGATGAGAAGGAACTCGCTGTCGAGAAAACTCAAAAACGAAACGTATCAATAGGGTAACGATATGCCAGTTAAT